GCGAGGCTGATGCCGTGGTCGGGGTCCACGAGGCCGCTCATTTCCGGTCTGAGCACGATGGCGCACATGCTTTCGAACGTGTCCTTGATGACGCTGAAGTGCTGGGCGGTCCATACGATGCGCATGCCGGGGGTTCGGGCGGCGCGGTGGATCGCGACCCAGCCGATGTCGTAGGTCTTGCCTGTCTGGCGCGGGATCGACAGTACGGCGTTGCGGGCGCTCCAGAAGCCGTCGGCGCTTTTCGCGAGGATGATCCGGTTGATCTGCCGCTGCCAGACGTCGAACCGGTCGCCCGCCGCCGCGGCGAGCCGGTTGAGGCTGGGTTCGCCGCTGGTGTACAGGTCGTCGGGGATGATCTGGCAGGCCGCCCCGTCAATCCTCGTGCTCATCCAATCGTATGTCCTCCGTGTCCAGGGCCTGCATGGCCGGATCATGCTCGTTCGACGCCTTGTCGATCGCCTCGATCTCGGCGCTCATGTCCGCCAAGCGTTTCGTCAGACTGGCGAGGTCGCGTGAGCTTATCGACCCTTCGTCGAGCTTTTCGGCGATCAGGTTGCGCATCGCCACCAGGAGGCGGCGACGATCACCGGAAGCGGCGGCATTGCTGACCCTATGGGACTTCGACGCGCTCTCCGACCTGGTGGTTTTCGGCGTTCTGGCGACCATGACGGCTCCTTGCCAAGTGTGGAAAAAGTCCGGGGGAAAAACGGCCCTTTGCCCGTGGTGGCCGTCAGGGGGCCGGGTGGGGGCTACTCCCCACCCCCGAACCAGTCCGAGCATCGGATCGGCTGGCTTGGAGCCGTGGTGTCGTCGTGTCGCGGCGCCTCGCCGTGGGCGATGAGGTAGGCGACGCGCTCGCGTGCCCATGCCAGACCGTGCGTGCCTTTGATGGCGTTGCACCATCGATGCGCCGGACCGCTGTTGTCGTGCGTCAGGGTGCCGCCTCGCGCCAAGGGTATCGTCTCGTCGATCACGAAGCTGTACGGGTCGGGCGAACGCAACGTGTAGTCGATGGGCCGATAGCAGATGTAGCAGTCGGCTTGCATGTGCCGCCACCGCTGCTGCTCCAGCCTGCGCCGATGCCCGTTGCGTTTGCGCGGGTTGCCGCTCACTTGAGCCTCGGCTTGCTGCTGCACTGGCTGACCTCGACGCCGGCCCTGAACACGATCTCGTCGGCGATCAACGGCACCCACACGATGCCCAGATCGTCACGAGAAACCTCCAGATAGGGCTGCCGGTCGGCCATCGCATAGGGGAAGATCACGCCATCCACGAGCACCCGCCCCCTGCGGGCGTCCACTTCGATACGCTTGGGATACAACGCCATGACACGCCTCCAATCGAACGCCCACACGAACAACAAACGGCGCCCGCCGTCGGGAAGCAGCGGGAAGAACCGCCGGCGAGACGTCTGTCTGCGGTGGTTTCTCGGGTGCCGCATACGCCGGTTATGCACGGTGCCGACGGCGGCTGGCGGATGGCGCGGGATTCGGACCCGCGAAGCATGAGGCTTGTCATGCTTGCCCGCCTAGCAAGCGGGTGCCTTCGGCCGCTCGGCCAACCATCCCGGATATGAGAAAAGCCCCGCCGGCATGGGCAGGGCTTTTCGATACTCCGATTACACGCGACAGCGTAACACGGAATCGGGTCAGGGTTCAAGCGTCGCCTGCGTCCCGCGCGTCCTTGGCTTGGGCGCACGCCAGCAATTCCAGAATGTTCCACGCCCAATAGGGGCCGTCGATGTGCCGCGTGCGGGGCATTTTGCCGCGCGTCCGCCAGTTCTTCAAGTCGTTGCCGCTCACGGCGACGCCAGTGTTCTCCCTGACCCATCGGGCGGCGTCGGATTGGGTGCGGGTGATGTGCATGAGGCCCGCGCGGCGCAGGTATTCCAACCGCACGCGCTTCAGATCGAGCCATGCGCCGCATTCGGGACACACCGCATACCGCGCGGAATGGGCGGCGTAGATCGGCGTGCGCACCGGTTCCCCATCATCCCCCAACGTGTTCAGGCAGTCGGGGCATACGCCGACAAGACGGCGCTCGTCGGCCCGCGTGGTGGCGGTTTCGACCTTTTCCGACAGTCGGATCAGGTCGGCGTATAGGTCGCCGGCCGTGTCGAGTCGTGCGAGGTCGTGCATGTGGTGCAGCAGCAGGCTGGTGATGTCGGCCCATTGCATGAGGGTGCGGGGGCGGCCGTATCGGTCGTGTCCGATCGGTTTGACGCCGAGCATGCCGCCGGTGAGTTGCAGGTGCGTTTCCACCGTGGAGTAGAGCGCTTGGGCGGCTTCGTTGACCGGTGGGGCCGCGTATGCCGCGTTGCCGTGGCGTGGCGAGCGTTCGCGGGTGGTGGCTTGTTTGTAGGCGATCTGTTGGAGGGCGGGCATGCCGGCCTTCAAGAGCCATGCGAGGCGTTTCGCCCAGTCCTTGACGCATTCCTTGCACAGGTTCGCGTCGCCGGCCGGTTTGCCGCAGGCCGCGCAAGCTCGTTGTTCCATCATCCCAGCCCTTTCGATGGTGCTATACTCACTTGTTGGACAATGCGAGCCTCTGCCGAAAGGTGGGGGCTTTTTACTTTCCCATAAAGCCGTTCCCGCCGTGGTGGATGGGCTGGGAATGGCTTGTTTTTCAACGGTTTGCTGGCGTTCCTTAACTTTCTCTTCTATTGTCGCCGATGCCGGCGGGTTTTTCCAGCGCGTACCGTGGTTCGAGGAATTCGGGGCGTTTCGGCTGCGCGGGTGCCGGGTGGGCTTGCAGGATGATGGCCTTCACCTCGTCGATGGGGATGCGCAGGGATTGCGCCGTCTCTTCGGGGCTGACGCCTTTGGTGCGCCAGTCCTCGATGATCCGCCGGATGCCGTCGGTGACTCTCACGCCCTCGCTCCTTCCTGATGGTCGAGTTGTTCGCGGGCCGAGCAGTCGGCGCACATCCGGGCGACGCGGCGCATGCATTTGCGGATCGCGGCATTGAGGGAGAGGGCGAGCACGGTGAACCGGCCGAAGCATTCCTGGTGCGTCACGTCATGGCCGGGTGCGGCGGCGCCGCACATGAGGACGACCGGCCCGATCTGGTAGGCCGTGACGTCGATGTCTATCTTCTTGTTCATTTCCTGTCCTTTCTTTGTCTGCTCATGACGCCGTATTGCCGGCCGCCCCATATGCCCTGCAACGGGTAGCCGTTGATGCGGCTATGCCCATCGGCCCACTCGCGGCACTCGCCTATGACCGGGCATGTCCGGCAGACTGCGAGCGCCGTTTTGGTTTTGGATGGCCGGGTGCTGAACCAGAGTTCGGGGTCGTGGCCGCGGCATGCGGCTTGATGTATCCAGTTCATGGGTTATCGGTCTCCGTCGCGGTAGGGGTTGATGTGTCGGGCTTCTTTCATGGCGTCGAAGCGGCCGTAGCGTGCTTCCATGAGTTGTTTGCCTTCCTCGTAGGCTTGGATGGTTTCCGGGTTGGTGCGGGTGAAGGGTTCCACGGTGTCGCTGATGGCGTTGACATGCACGTTGGTGAAGCCGGCGGCTTCTAGGCGTTGCTGGATGGTGAGTGGGCTGTGGGCTGGCGTGTGGGCGGTGAAGCTGACCTGCATTATTCGAGGTTCCTTTCCGTGAGTCGTTTGGCTATGGTCTCGCCGAGCGGGGTGATCTGCCATCTTCCCCATGTGACGTGTTCGATGCAGTCCCGCACCTCCAATGCCTCGAAGGTGCGCTGGTGGTTGCGGTCGAGCGGGTAGGCGCTGCCGTTCTGCCAGATTTCCAATAGCAGTTCTCGCATGGCCGTGGTGAGTCTGATCCGTTCGCTCATGTGAGGTCTCCCGTCGTGTCGTCGAGCACCTGACAGGTGATCGCGTCGATACGCCCGCTGGTTTTCACGGTCAGGCACAGGCGTTTCACGTCGCCGGTCCGCCGCACCTCCTGCGTGACGGTCTGCGCGGGCTGCTCGCCGAGCGGGGCCTGTTCGCCGAGCCCGTAGCCGACGGCCAGCGCCGCGGAACTAGCCACGATGATGGGCATGATCCCGACGATCACGGGTCTACCGTTCCTTCTCACTGCATTGCCTCCATTCCGTTGATAAAACTCCATGCGCTCGCAGCCACTTGTTTCCACCATTCGAGCTCGCGGTCGGCGATGCGCTTGCCGCTCTCGTACACGATCGGGCGCTCGCCGTTGTGTTCCCAGAGGTTGAGGGCGAGCCGGCCGATCCATCGGAGCAACGCGAGGGTAACCGGGTCGCGAAACTTGCCGTCGATGAGGCTGGGATGCGCCGAGTAGATGATCGTGCAATCGCTGTCGGTTTTGATGGCGCCGAGACTGACGGTGGTGCCATCGCTTTGGTCGCACATGATCCTGATGCTCGTCATGCGAGCGCCTCCGTCCGTGCGGCCATGATCGCCAACAGCGCCAACCGCCGATACTGCTCTTTCGCGTCCGGGTTCAACTTCGGCCACAACGGCTCCACTTCCTCGAAGCCCATGCCCGACGTACCCGTATAGACGGCGAGCGCCGCCGCGTCGATCTCCCTATCGGTGATCTTGCGGCATACGCCGGCCCTGTACGCCTTGCGCGACGCGAGGCACTGGCCGAGACTGGTGATGCCGGTCGGGCGCTCGCCGTTGTCTGGGTAGGGGTAGCGTTCCTCGATCTCGTTGGTGATGATGCTCATCGTGTTCCCTCCATCGATTCGTATGCTTCAAGTACTTCCGTCAGGCAGCGTTCTTTGATGGAGGTCGTTTGGATCAGCGGGTTGTTTCCTTGCAGCGTGGCGTCGAGTTGTGCCTGGCGTATGTCGGCGAGCTGGGTTTCGAGCCATTGGTGGAAGCTCATCGTGGTTCCTTTCCTGTGTGGTCGTCGGCCCTTGTGGTGGTGTGCATGCTTACCAGTCCTTTTCGAGTTCTTGGCAGTCGGGGCAGATGGATGACGTGGTGTCGGTGAGCGGTGCGCCGCAGATCGCGCAGATGGTCGGATCGTTGGCCGGTTCGGGTCGGTGGGCTGCTTCCAGGAGGCGGCGGATGAGTTCGATGGTCTGCGGGGCGGGGGTTGTGGTGTGGGTGCTCATTGCTTGTCCTTGAGTTTGATGTGTTCCCAGTCGCATGACGCTCCGCCGGAGTCGGAGAAGCATCGGACGGCCGCGCTGCCGTCGGGCAGTTCGTACCAGCGGACGTATCCGGGGTCGGGGTTGTTCACGGTGCCCTGGCCGCAGCCTTTGGGTGTTTCTCCGCATGCCGTGAGCGCGAGGATGGCGAGGATCGCCGTGAGGGTTGCGGGTATTCGTTTGCGGGGGTTCATGATCGGGCTCCTTGGATGCCGGCTCGCATGATGTCGAGGTAGTTGGCGTAGTCGTTGCGGTCTCGGCGGATGCAGTCTTGGACTCGGTGGGTGCCTGCGTGGTTTTGGTAGGGGTTGTGGTCGAGGGCTAGGTCGCTGATCCGGTAGGTGCTGAGGTCGAGTTTTCTGTGGTTGGTGAGCTGGCGGAGCCAGTCGGGGTGGAGATGGGGGCCGAGTTGGTTGGTGAGTACGTCGATGTCGTAGTCCACGTTGGTGCCGGCCGGGTGGAGCACGTACTGGGATGCCTCGGTGTCGAGCCATGCGCCGAGGTTGCGGGCGACGTTCGCGTATCCGAATTCTTCGGGTTCGGTTTCCATGACGGTGTCCAGGAGCCCGTTGTCGAGGTGCATGCGCAGCACCTTGGGGTCGATGTCGTAGAGGCTGAGCTGGTCGGGGCGTACCGGGCAGATGAACCGGTCGTGTTCCTCGATGCCGTCCATGCTGGTGACGATCATGCCGATCTCCAGGAGTTTCGCGTTGGTGCGGCTGATGCCGGTGGTTTCGGTGTCGATCCAGAGCAGCATGTGTGGTTTGGCTGGCGGTTTTGGCGGGTTGAGGGGTTTGCCGCTGACGGTGATGTCGTGTTGGGTGTTCATTCGTTGCCTTTCTTGATGTCGATATGGGCGGGGAGGTCTTCGGGTGGCGGGCAGGGATGGCGTGTGCCGTCCGCGTTGAGCTGCTGCCAGCCGCCTGTGCGGTAGTAGACGGGGATGGTGGCGGGGTCTTTGCCCATGTGGACGAGGTAGCCGAGCTGGTAGGCGCGCTTGGGGTGGGCGTGTACCCATCCGTGGCATCCTGTGGTGCCGCTGCCGCAGAGTTGGAGCAGGTTTTCGGGTTGGTGGAGCCGGTCGAACGGGTGGCTTCGCGGTTCCCTGTGGTGGATGCTGTCGCCGCTCCAGTGGCTGCCGGTTTCCCGGTCGCATATGGCGCATCGGTATCGGTCTCGCCGTTGTACGGTGCGGCGGGTTTCGTCGGTGGGTTTGGTGCTCATCTCTGGGCCTTTCGTTGGCATTCGTTGATGATTTCCTTGGCTTTTTGTTCCGGGTCGATGCCGGTTTTTACGCAGGCCCAGAAGTCGGTTCTCATCGCGTCGGTGAAGGTGCCGGCCGGTACGTGGTCTCGGATGTGGCCGGTGATCCACCGGTCGTCGATGACGGTGCCGTCGGGCAGCGCGTGCCGGTAGGGTTTCGGCCGGCTGGGCATGGTGTCCATGTATGCGCCTTGGCGCAGCCATCGGCTCATGTTGGGCGCGTATTTGGGTTCGTCGATGGTTTTGGCGTAGGCGATGGCACTGCCGATGAGCTGTCTGGGGTCGGCCGGCGGTCGGCCGTCGACGCCTTGGACGGCGAGGTTCCACGCCTTTTCGGCTTCGGTTTTGCTGCCGGTGTGGCGTGGGTATGCGTTCCATGCGGTCTCGAATGGGTCTTCGAGCATCCTGGCCTCGAGTTCGGCCATGGTGACGCGCTCCGGCTCCGACTCGGACACCGGTGTCGACGTCGGGGTCGGCGCGGAGGGGTTGGGGGAGGTTATATCGGTATGGGAATAGGTATAGGTAAGGGTGCTTCGTTTTTGCTTGCCGGTTTGCTTCGCGTTTGCTTCACCTTTTGCTTCGGCAAGTGCTTCACCTTTTGCTTCGTCCGGTTGAAGCATTTGCTTCGCGTTTGCTTCACTGTCTGCTGAAGCATTTGCTTCGTTTTTGCTTCGTCTCGAGCGGCCGGACGCCTTGCCTCCGGCACGGCCGGCGCGGGCGCGTTTTTCCTGTAGTTCCTTGGTGGCCGCGTACTTGCAGAGCATGGTGCCGTCCGGGTTGGCGGCGACGATCTCGAACACGTCGGACTCGGTTTCGCGCCACAGGCCGGCGTCCACGAGCTGGCGGGCGAGCTTCGGGCTGCCGCCGAGCTTCCTGACGCGCTGCATGGTGATGGCCCCGTCGTAGTCGCCGTGGCGCAGCTGGCGTCCGACGTAGCTGCCGGCGAGAGCCCACAGGCCAATCGCGGACAATGGAAGCTCCTCGCATTGCGGGCTGTCGTAGATGCCGTCGTCGATCATGAACCAAGTCATGGTGAACCTCTCTCAATGTGTGGTTACTTGATCTCGCCGGTGTTCGGATCGACGGCCTCTCCTCCGTCGGTCTCGTCAGCATCGTCGTCGAGATCGGGATAGTCGGGCGCGCTTTCCTCGAACGTGGCGAGGCTGTCGTGGAGGTTGTCGTACAGGACCGCGCGGCGTGCGTCCTTCGGATAGGTGAGCAGCCGGTTGATGACCTCGGCGCAGTCGATGATGTGCTGCGCGAGCACGTCCGTGTCGTACACGGCCTCGGTGTACGGGTCGATCTGATGGAACTTGTCGAGGTAGGCGTCTTTGGTTTCGAGCTGCATCTTGTGGTTGACCGCGCGGCGGAAGTCCACGGCCGCCTGCTTGATCTTCGCGCACGAGCTGTTGAAGTCCAGCAGGCCCAGCGGGCTCATCTCGTCGGGTATGAGCGCGTCCTGAACAAGTCCCGAGTCCTTTTTCTTTGCCATGAGGGTGTCCTTTCTAGAATTCCGGTTCGCCGGCATCGGTGGTGAACGTGTCCGGCGTGTAGCCGCTACCGCCGTTGGCCCACGGGTCGGTTGCGGGCGGCTGAGACGGCGCGGTGGCTGGCCGTGGGCCGACGGGCGGGTTGCCTGCGGGGTTGCCGTAGGTGCTGCCGTAGGTGCTGCCGCCCTGATAGCCGTTGTGGCCGCCCTGTTTCGTGACCTGCGCGGTCGCGTACCGGAGGCTGGGGCCGATCTCGTCCACGGTCAGTTCCATGACGGTGCGGTTCGAGCCGTCATGCGCCTGATACGAGTGTTGGGAGAGGCGGCCTTGGGCGACGACGCGCATGCCCTTCGAGCATGATTGGCTGATGTGCCTGGCGAGGTCGTTCCACGCCGAGCAGCGCAGGAACAAC